GCCTTCCATTCTTCCATGCCCTCTAGTCTATTAGCTTCTTCCGAAACTAATTGCTTTTGCATTTCTGCGATTTTAACCATATTATTGCGTTCTTCCTCATCTTGGAAGAATTGAACTATAGCTAAAATAGAAGCGTTTTCTTTATGTTTGCTTTGCATCCTAGATGATCTGTCACCTTGGAGCTTCTTGGTTAAATTTTCAATTCGCGTTTCGCATTGATGGTATTCTGAGCTTTTGGCTTTAATAATTTCCGCGAGTCTTACGCTCATTTCCTCCTGATCGTTTGCTATGTCAAACATATCATTGAGTTTGTTTAAATGTTTACTAATCACTTCAAGATTGATGATTTCTTTACATACATTCATATAAAGATTGATCTCATCTGATGTTAGATCTGGTTTGTCCCAAGTTAAACGAATAAACTCTTGTTCAAATAGATCCCTATCATCTCGAACCGTATAATTATTCATAATTTTTACGAAACGGGAGTTATTAAGATTGATGGTTAGCTTGTCCACGCATATCTTGTGCTGACGATTAATTTTCTCTTCATCAAAAGTGCTGCCAGTAGCATCATTGATTTTTTTGATCACCCTGACTACAGCTTTTGGTGCCACATAGCTGGACAGCACAGCATTTGTGTCTTGAGATGGATTATAATCAGGATTGATTTCCCTCATCAATGCAAAAACAGCCCGCTGTTCCATAGAAAGCGGCTTAATTTCTTGTTTTGGGAAAAGTAACTCAGCAATAGCTAAGGAAGATAGTCCGAGATTGGCTTGGTCAACAATAAACTGTTGTTGTTGTGGCGTAAATACGATATCTTCTTTTTTTTCGCGGCGAGCTGTATTGAATTTCATGCCAGCTGTCACCATATACTTCCTGATTTCGCGCCCCTCTTTCGAACGACCGTCAAGTAGTGGATTATCAAATACATATTTGACAATTTCATTTAAATCTGGACTCTGCGCGAACGCCGTTTGAACTTTTTCTTTTTGCTCGTCAGTTAGATTCATAAAATAATATCATTTTTGGCAATAATGTTTTGCACTTTTTCTTTTAGCATTTTTTTTAGATTTTTAATCTGTTTATATCCAGCTGCACGATTTTTTTCTGAAGTTTTGTATCCCATGTATTTAGCTACGTCATCTTCAGAGGCGTTTTCAAAAAATAACATCATGTATACTTTGTAATGTTCTTCTGATATTTCTTGTTTGAGAATCACATTCAAATTGTGAATAGAAGAATTGAAATCAATACTAGAATCAGTAAATGAATCAATTTCTTGTTTGTGATGCTCCATCGCCAATGGCATCTTGACGCCATATCCCTGACGTTTCGACTTAGCCCACTTCGCATACATTTTGCATGAAGAGTTTTGATCGCCAGATCGCGTGAATCCACATAAGTTATCGCCAAGATTGTGCGGGCAAGACATGCATGGTCTAACATAATTTGTATAGTTGTTGCGAACTATGTTTTTAATTTGATGAGACGCTATTCTTGACACCCAAGGCTCTAATGGTCGCTCTTGATCCCACATATGCCATTTTTTGAAAATGTGAGTTTTAACTACTTGTGCCACATCTTCAAAATCAAACCAGTTGATGGCATTGAGACGCCACTTATTCTGATATTTTGAAACAATAGTGTCTATAATAGGATAGCACTCTTCATATGTTTTTTTTCTAGGCTCTTCCACTTATTTTTTGCTTTGTTTGAAGTCTTCGATAGAAATAGAGCGGTTTTTTCTGCCTGTTGCTGAACCTTTTGGCATCGGATTAGATTCCGAACTGAGAATAGAGCCTAAGGTAAAAGTATTGTATTCTGTAGACGCTTCTATCTCGACTTGAATCTTTCTAATATTGGGAACTCTAGTTGCATTTGTAAAAGATTCATCATCATCATCTACATCATACTCTTCGCTATCGTCGTCTTCATCTTCATCTTCGGGATCAGATTGATCAGCTTTTTTTGATTTCGCTGCCCCGAAAGAACCGCCACAACTTGAACAAAAATTCGGCTTTGCAAAATTATATTCGTGCTTTTTCCCGCACTCAGAACAATATATAACGCTCATATTTAATGATGAGCTTTTTCATTGATTTTTCAATATAAAAATAGACACGAAAAGACAGGGAATACACCTGTCTTTTCTGCATTTCGCTGCGAGCGTTGTGTATCCCTGCTGTATTTAATTACACATGAAAATCGCCTTCTTCCAGCTTTTTCACAATGAATTTTAATATTTCACTGCGCACAATATCGTCTCGTGTGAAGATGAATGTTTGTATTCCTCTTTGTTTACTTTCTTCATCATTAAAGATGTTTAATAAAGGCATAAAGCCAGACTTTTGTTTTCCGATATCGCTTTGCATAGCATCGCCACATATAATAATCTTAGAGCCTTCCCCGATTCTTGTAATCAAAGTTATAAGTTCTTTTGTTGAGAAATTTTGAGACTCATCCGCGACAATAATCTTATTTGTCCAGCTCGCACCGCGCAAAAAGTTGATTGGCACAGCACTGATTCTTCCTGTTGATTTAAGATGCGCAATGTCTTGCGGCACAACAATTTCTTCTAACTTATCGTAGAGTGGCATCAAGAACGGATCAAACTTCTCAGCTATATCTCCAGGAAGACTCCCTAATCCTTTATCAGCACTTTCGATAATGCTTCTGATATAAATAAGTTGTTTTTCATGGTCATCAGACATCATTTCAATCGCACCATAAAGAGCCATATAGGTCTTGCTGGTTCCTGCGGCTCCCGATATAAAGATGATTTTATTTTCGGGGTCTAGCATCATCCCTAACAGCTGTACTTGTTTTGGGGTGAATTTGAAATTCTTTTTCTTTGTTTTGATTTTGCTCGCTGGATTTAATTGAATCTCTACCGAGTCCGATTGACTAAATTTCTTTTTAGGCATTTGTCTTATTTACACTCATTTATAGCAACGGTTCATTAATAGTGATATCTGCCATTAAAATATTTGGTGGCGATGATGTAAGGTTCTGCGCATTTAATTTGCCGCGAGAAGAAGTTGATAGTGTTCCAGACGGCAAAACAAATTCTCCCAGTTCATTTTTTAAATCAACAGAAAAAGAAGAACTTGATCCTGATTCGTTAATAAAATTGTTTATGTTTGTTGCTTTTATTTGTAGTTGCTTTGTTACTTCGTCCAAAAAGACGATATTAGCGTTACGCTTGGAGATCGCATAGGAATATGTTCTTTTTAAATCAAGAGAAAAGGATATGCTAGAGTGGATGCTGCTAGAATAATTACTTGCCCCCGAAATCTGTGCGAAATGGCCATACGCGAATTTGTTTGTCATGCCCGTTTCTGTTACACTTGACCCCGAAAGCATTGTCAAACCTGTAGGTGCGTTAGTGCAGGTAAATGATGCCGACATCGTCGCGGCTTGAAACGGTGCGATATCTATAGATAACTGTTCAAGATAACACCCGCTAAAAACCCTACCCCCGATTGTTATGTCTGCGTTGCCTGTTCCAGTTAGGTTCGCGAAAACACCCGATCCGAAATTGTATGAATCAAATGAAGAATCATTGCTGGCGAACTTATTGCACAACGGGAACGACATAGTAATCTTGGTGTCTGTATTGCCCGCGATTCTGGTTTCTGGCAAAGTATTCGGGGCAAGGAGTCTATAATCGTTTAGTTTTGCGCCATGAGAGATAGAGACGTTCGTTGCGGGCGCGATATACTTCTTGCCACCTCCCACATCGTTTCGGGGCATAGAGACTGGAATATTTTCATAGCGAATTATGGACATCATCAACTATTACACCTTTTCTGATGATTAAAAATTGGTTTTTCAAAAACGGGTTCGGGTTTTTTTTTGTTTTTTTTTGGGTTGGTTCTTACAAAGCGTCCCGCGATTTGGAGTAAATGGGGGGGGGCGAAGCTGCGATAGATACTTGACCAGCGTCTGCGCTGGGAACGTGTGTATTGATATGTGCATGTTTGGAGGGGAGAATGAGAATAGTATCCCCCCACCGTTTTCCCACTGATGCAATCGAGCGTTTTTTCAGAAATAGGGGGGGTCTGTCAAGCTTTTTCTCACATTATGACACAAAAGTTTTTTCATAAAAATACAAAAAAGTTCTTGCGTTGCCGTTGGTTTTTTGTTATACTCTGCGCATGACCAACACCTTCCCTTCCTTCCGCTCCGCCGCTCAGTGCTACGCTTCCAATGGATTCTCTTATGATGAAGCTTGCGAAATGGTTCGCATACTTATCGCAAGAGGAGCGATTAAAATTTCTTTTAGATAATCAAAAAAACTTCTTGCTTTCTCACACTTTTCACGCTATAATTTCCTCATCATGAATACATCACTTACACTTAATACCGCTAATGTTTCCGATCTTGCTTTTGTTCGCCTCGCTGATCGCGTGGATTCAAATTGGGCTGAATGGGAAGTCGAATTCGACTACAATGGAAAAGCTCACGTCGGCTTTCTTGATGCTTGCCCCTTTCACCCTAGCCTTCTGCATGATGACAAAATTGTCGAAGCGGAACTTATATAAGCCTTAAAAAAACACAAAAAAATTCTTGCTTTCCCACACTTTTCACACTATAATTTCCTCATCATGAATATATCATTCGCCACCACTAAGCAATACAAAGCGACAATTTACGTAGCAGATGCACAGCGCACTGATGTTATCATCGTTGAGGCTCACGGCATTCGTTGGGCAATCGAAAAAGCCTCATCACAATACGTGCAAAAATTTCCGCAATGCTGGTTTGAAATCGTTAGCGTTGAAAAAATTTAATCACAAAAAATACAAAAAAGTTCTTGCTTTTCTTCACCAATATACTATAATCATCGCATGACTAACACCGTTACCAACAATAAACTCAAAAGCATCGCTCAACTCAACGAAGAAGTTCGCAATACCTTAATCAAAGGAATGAAAACCAACTACGGAACCTTCAGTCACTTCGACAGTGATGGCTTTGCTTTCTTCAACGATGGAAGAACTTGGGTAGGCGCTACGCAACTTATGTTTATTCAGTTGCGATAATCTGTTAGAGAAAACTGTTAGAGAAAACTGTTAGATTCGTAGCGAAAACTGTTAGTCTAACAATTTTTTACGCGAGCGCCCCGCCCTCAGATAAAAATCCGTTAGAGAAATCTGTTAGATAAAAAGCGTTTTCTGTTAGACTTTTGTCAAGAAAAAAATACATTTACGCGAAAATAAATATGCGAAAAAATACAAAAAAGATCTTGCGCTTGCGTGTTGTTTCTGTTATACTTTGCGCATGACAACGAACCACACCACCGCCCCCGAACTGAACGAAGGATTTATCGCCATCAATCCAGAGACTACGACTAAACGCACAGAAAAAGAAGAGACCTTCTTTATCGTAAAAGAAG